TCTTTAAGTAACTTCACAACAAGTAACTTGGCAGAAGGTACTAATTTATATTTCACAAATGCCAGAGTGATATCTGCTTTAACGGGCAATGTTACTATCGGTAATCTTACAGTAACAGCATCTACAGCAAATAGTTATACTACAACGGGTAATATTACTGCAGGGAATATTGTTGCAACTACCATAGTCACACAAACAGTATTTGTAAATAATACTACGATATCGTCTAATGTGTTTATCGGCTCAGGTCAGAATGCATTTAGCGTGGGGCCAATAACAATTTCAGCAGGAAACGCAGTAACAGTAAGTTCTGGACAAAGATGGGTGGTAATTTAATATGGGATCATTAGTTTTAACAGGAGCCACATCAGGGGCTACCACAATAACTCCATCGGCAACAGGGACGTACACAATTACTCTGCCTGCTGAAACTGGAACAATACAAACATCAGGAGCAGGGTTCACAACGAATGGCGTAGCATACGCTACAAGTACAAGTGCTTTGACTACTGGGACTGCGCTTACTTTTACAGGAACAAATCTAGGTATAGGTACAACTTCGCCTTTGGCTAAATTTGATGTTTTATCTACATATGCGTCTGACACAACTTCCCAAGCAAAGATTAGAGACAATACTGGCTACTCTTTAAACTTTACTGGTACTGCAAGTGGATTTAAAGGATTGCAAGTACAAGATTCTGCTGGAGGGGCTACTTACACAAGTTTGTTGCTCAACCCCATTAGTGGCAATGTAGGTATAGGTACAAGTAGTCCTGCTTATGGGCTAGATGTACAAGGTACTTCAAACACTAGTATAAGAGTATATAGTCCATCTTATCCTTCATTAAGAGTGCATAACAGTTCAACGGGGACTGGTAATTCTGATGGTTTGTTAATTGAAATGGGTGGTACTGATGCACTTATTAACAATTACGAATCAGCAAATTTAAAATTTGCTACAAACAATACAGAAGCCATGCGTATAGACTCTAGTCAAAACCTTCAAGTAGGTGGGCAATATGCAGTTCCTCCAACAACAAGTTACGGAAGAATAACGGCATCAGGCATTTTTCAAAGTGGTAGAACTGGAACAGGCAGTCAGCCAATGATGGAGTTTTTCAATGGTAATAGCGGCGTAGGTGCTATTTATACAAGTGGCTCAAGCACTTCTTACAACACATCATCTGACTATCGTTTAAAACAAAACATTGCACCAATGACAGGCGCATTAGCTAAAGTTGCTTTACTAAAGCCCGTTACTTACAAATGGAATGTTGACGGTTCAGATGGTCAAGGTTTCATCGCCCATGAATTACAAGAAATAGTACCTGAGTGCGTTCATGGTTCTAAAGATGGAACCCGTGAAGAAGAGTACGAAGTCACTCCCGCAGTTAAAGACGAAGAGGGCAACATCACAACCCCTGCCGTCATGGGTACACGCACCGTGCCAGTTTATCAAGGCGTAGACACATCATTCTTGGTGGCTACTCTTACATCAGCAATCCAAGAACTCTCTGCTTTAGTCACAGCACAATCAGCAACAATTACATCACTAACAGAGCGTATAACTGCTCTTGAAGGGAAATAAACATGACTGCAACGGTAAACGCATCAACATCAGCAGGGGTCATTGTTACTTCTGATACTTCAGGGGCTTTGGCACTCCAGACAGCAGGGACAACTGCGTTGACGATTAGTTCAGGACAGATTGCTACGTTTGCTAATGCTCCTGTGATGAGTGGATCAAGCATAACAGGTCAATTAACTGCTACTAATATGCCTAGTGGTGCTGTGGTTCAAGTTGTGTTGGGTACAAGTTCGACACCCACAACCACAACTTCAACAACTTATGCCACAACAAATTTAAGTGCTTCAATCACACCACAATTTAGTACAAGTAAAATTCTTGTTTTAGTAAGTCAACAAATTCTTTTGGATTCCGCAATAAGTGCTTATGGTTATCAAACTAACGTGGGTGTTCAATTGTATAGAGGTGCAACTCAATTAGTCACAAATGGTGGGGATAGTTCAGGTTCTTATAGTTTGAGAATTGCTCAAACAAGTACAGCAGTAAATCAACAATTATATATGATTAGCGACTACTCATTTAATTATTTAGATTCGCCTTCTACAACATCTTCCACTACTTATTCAACACAATTTAGAGTAGGTTTATCTGGAATGAGTGTAACTGCACAACCTTCAGGTAGTACTAATGCAAGTACGATAATTTTAATGGAGATTAGACAATGAGTATTAATATTCATAAAGCTGTGCTTTCTTTATATACAAACGCTGTACACATTTCAGGTAATAATGTTGATTCTTTGGTTGTATTAGACGAAAACAACAATCAAATAACAATATCATCAGAGCAAGTGACAGCGCAAGTTACCATATTAGAAACCCAATACGCTGAACAACAACAAGCACAAGCAACTGCTAAAGCATCTGCAATAGCAAAGTTAACTGCGCTTGGATTATCTGCTGAAGAAATATCAGCAATAGGAGCATAAGATGACCACAGTTATTTCGGGTTCAAGTCCTAGCATCACCTTTTCAGATGCGACTACGCAGACAACTGCGTTTACATCAACGCCTTCTGTAACATCTATTACAACATCTGCTGACTCAACTATTCATGGATTGACTATTGGTCAAGGTGCTGGTTCTGTCGCTACCAATACTGTTTTAGGCAATTTAGCACAAGTTGCCACAAATACTGGTGGCTTAACTGTTGCTATTGGATATAGTGCTGGCAATGCAATTACATCAGGTGATAGCAATAATTTTATTGGTGCTTATGCTGGTCGAGTTACAACTACTGGTGCGGGAAATGTTGGAGTAGGAACATCTGTTTTATATGACAATGTATCAGGCAATTACAACATAGCCGTTGGACAACAAGCATTACGCTACAACACAGCATCAAACAACACAGCAGTAGGTTATCAAGCGGGGTATACAAATACCACGGGAGTGCAATCAAATTACGTAGGTAGACAAGCTGGATATACAAGCAACGCAAGTTATTGCACCATGATGGGTGACCAAGCTGGTTATGCTTCAACAGGCGCAAAAAATACTTTTATTGGGTATTATGCTGGTGGGGTTATGACTACTGGCGCAAATAACACCATTCTTGGTGGCTACAACGGCAACCAAGGTAGTTTAGACATTCGCACAGCAAGCAACTACATCGTGCTGTCTGATGGGGATGGGAATCCTAGGTTAGTTATTACTACTGGTGGTGACTTAAGAGTTCCACAGGTTTATAACACTACAAGCGGTAGTGGAGCAAATGTATATATTGATTCAGGTGGTAATTTTTATCGTTCAACATCTTCACTAAAGTACAAAAAAAATATTGAAGAAGCAACACATGGTCTTGCGGAAGTATTGCAACTGCGCCCAGTTACTTATAAAGGCAAAAGCGAAAACGATGGCGAAACAATTTTTGGCGGTTTAATTGCCGAAGAAGTCCATGCTGTTGGTTTGACGGAATTTGTGCAATACGCAGAAGATGGTTTGCCTGATGCTTTGGCTTATGGCAACATGGTTTCTCTTTGCATTAAAGCAATTCAAGAACTCAGCGCAAAAGTAACAGCATTGGAGAACAAATAAATGGACAAAATCACACTACCTGTCAACCTCATCAACGCCATCATGGGCTACTTAGGTAAGCAACCCTATGACCAAGTGTTCCAATTGATTGCTGAAGTGCAGAAAGAGGCACAGGCACAGACTCCTCCACCACAAGATAAGCCAAATGACTGACACAGAGAAAGATCTAGCTGTTCACGTTGCTGTTTGCGAAGAGCGATATACCCATATAGCTGAGTCCCTTAAAAATGGAGAAAAGCGCATGGCTAAGATTGAGTATCTCCTTTATGGTGTGATGATTCTTGTGCTTCTTGGCCCTAATGTAGCAGGGCAGTTCTTTAGCAAACTTCTTGGGTTGTAAGAAATTGATCCTTTTACACTTGTTGCCCTTGCATCCTCTGCGTTTAAACTCGTCAAAGAATCATGCGAGATGTACAAGGAGGGGAGGCAGTATGTCCTCGATGCCAAGGCTGAAGTTGAAGGTGTAGTCAAAGATTTAAAGGGTATCCAAGAGGATGCCAAGGGAGTGTGGGGGTTCTTAACGGGTCTTTTTGGGGATAAGAAAGAACCAATTCAACAAAAATCTGTTGAAAAGCCAGTTAAAAAGGCAAAGAAACCTGAGTTTGATGAGAATCAAATCTATGCCCAAGTTGCTGATGCTCTAACCAAGTTCTTTCATGCCTACAATGGTTTGAAACACTACAAAGAAGAGCAAGAGACAACAGCATCTAAGTTAGGGGATGAAGA